GTTAGAGCCGAAAAACGGCCGACAATTGATTGGAATCGTGGCCGGCTTCAAATCGGAACGGTGGCCGGTAATTGATCGGAATGCCGGCCGGCTTCAGCTCGGAATCCGCAGGATATGCGAGGTCCGAACGGAAGTCGGTAACGGGTCCCGCGCCAAAGAACCTTTCCGCAGGGCGCGCGGCTAAGTCGCACGTAGCAGCCGACCTCGCACCTTCTTCAAGAGCCATACGGGGGGAGCATCGTGTTTCCTGAGCCAAAGCGAGCGAGACGCATCCGCGACAAGCTGCGTATGAAGGCCAAGGCAGTGCGCGTGTACTCGCGGCTGAACATTCACGACCAAGATCCCGAGCGCGTGGCCGTCAACAGTCGGCGCTACATAAAGCTCGCTGACCACATCAAGTCGTGCTCTTGCCATATGTGCCGAAACCCGCGCCGGTCGCATTTCTTCACTGGCGCGGATCGCCTGACCCTTCAAGAGCGGCGATTTGCGGAAGGCTGGGGCGGCTTAGGCTAACGCCCGATAACGTAACCTTATCGTGCATCGGCCATCTCGAGAACGGCGGTGCGGTTTTCAGCATTATGCTTCGAAAAGGAGCACCAATGGATTGGGTCGAGTTCGAGCGCCGCAGGTACGCCTTAAATCCAGGCTCTGAGGAGCCGGCGCCCTGCAGCAATGTGTTGGAAGATGAATTACGCCGCTCCAACGCCGTCAATCGGATATTCGCGCGGTGTGTACTTCGAATAAAAAAGCGCAAGCGGCTCACAGGAGAGAGCTCGAATCGCGTGCGTTCCCGCCTCATGGACGCTTGTATTGCGCAGCAGGTGGCCCGTGGCGTCCCGGCGCCGCCGCTGCCTCTCATCCCCAGCCCGCACACCCCATCCATCGTCCGTGGGCTGTCTTACTCCGAGGAGCCGTCGTCCTAGGGCAGCCCAATTGTGCCTCGGCACGGCGTTCTAATGTAGGAGCACTCAAATGATCGTCGGTCGTCTCGACTATCCGCAGGATGCAGCCCAAGTCCGCGACCTCATCAAGGAGATGTTGAAGAGCCAGGCCGACCACGGCGCCCCGATAGATACCGGCGGCGGGTTTGGGTGTGCCGATCTCTGGATGAGCTTCGGCGGCAGAGAGTATTTCATCACCGTCAAGGCCGGCAAAATTCGCGGTTGAGGCGGCCGCGCACTCGCCCGCATCAATGACCATTGGTTCTTCGCTGACGATCTCACCTGATCGTTAACATCCACCACAAGGAACACTGACATGAGCAACGATGCCATCAAGGGCACCGGCCCCGGCTTCATTGGCGACCTCGCCCGTATGGGTGGCGATGTTGCCGGAGAGTTCACCAAGACCACGCTTGCGGGCACGGGTCCGAGCTTCCTCGGTGATCTGGCTCGCATGGGCGGCGCGGCTTATGTCTCGCCTGCGATCTACGGCAAGCCTGTCCTCGAAGCCGAGGAGAATGTCGACTACGCTGGCTTCACGGTCACGGCCACGGGTGGCGCTACGCCATACACCTTCGCGCTCGTTGGTACCTGGCCTGCAGGCATCAGCATTAACACCTCGACTGGAGTTGTGTCTGGCAAGCCGACCGAAGATGGGACTTTCGACAATCTCTCGGTCAAGGTCACTGATGCTGACAGCGAAGTCGCGCAGCTGCCTGCCTTCACGCTGACCGTGGCTAAGGACGAGTCGTAAGCCATGAGTAAGGGCGGTCGCCCAAGCGGGTACACTTGGGCCATGTGCAGCGAGGTTGTCAACCTCATGGCCGAGGGCTTGTCGCTGACCGCAGCAATGGCCGAACTCGGCTTTCATCGCGACACTGCCTACGAATGGCAGCAGAAGCACCCCGAGTTTTCCGACGCTGTAAAGCTCGGACAGGCAAAACGTCAGCTTTTTCTAGAGCGTAGGCTGATGAAAGCGGATGTGGGCCCGGTGGTCACGTCCACGATCTTCGCGCTCAAGAACACTGGCACGGGCGACTGGCGCGATAAGCAGGAGCTGGATCACACGTCCAGCGACGGCAGCATGACGCCAGTGCGTATCGAGCTTGTGCCGCTTGCACCGGCTGATGACAGCAACAGCACGCATTGAGCTGCCTCCTAAGCTCATTCCCGTCTTTGACGGTGAGGCTGACGTAAGAGGCGCATACGGCGGGCGAGGATCGGGCAAGACGCGCTCGTTTGCAACCATGACTGCGGTGCGTGCCTACATGTGGGCAGCATCGGGCCGCAATGGGCAGATCCTCTGCGGTCGCCAGTTTATGAAGACGCTGGCAGACTCGTCGCTTGAGGAGATTAAGCAGTCGATCCTCGGCACGGACTGGCTCAAGCCGCACTTCGACATTGGCGAGACGTACATCAGGACGAAGGGGCACCCCGGCGAGGTGTACTACACCTTCATGGGCCTGGACCGGAACATCGACAGCGTCAAGTCGCAGGCCCGCATTCTTCTGGCGTGGGTGGACGAGGCCGAGCCCGTCACGGACGAAGCCTGGACGAAGCTGATCCCGACGCTTCGCGAGGAAGACAGCGAGCTTTGGGTGACATGGAACCCTGAGGACGATGAAAGCGCAACGCATAAGCGCTTCCGCCTCAGTGACGATCCTCTCTACAAGGTTGTAGAGATCAACTGGCGAGACAATCCTCGCTTCCCCGCCATTCTGGAGCGCCAGCGTCAGCGCGACATGCGCGAGCGGCCAGACCAGTACGCACATATTTGGGAAGGCGACTTCAAGTCCATCGTAGAGGGCGCGTATTTCGCCAATCATCTCAACGCGGCGAAGCAGGAGGGCCGGATAGGGCGCGTTCCTGCTGACCCACTGATGACGATCCGTGCCTTTGCGGACATTGGTGGCACTGGCGCAAGGGCTGACGCCTTTGTGTTCGTCATTGCCCAATTCATCGGCAAGGAGGTCCGCGTCATCGATCACTACGAGGTAGTGGGTCAACCAGCCGCAGCGCACGTCAACTGGCTTCGCTCCAAGGGCTACACGCCTGACCGCTGCCAGATCTGGCTACCGCACGACGGCGCAACGCAGGATCGCGTTTACGACGCTTCGTATGAAGGATTTTTGCGACAAGCAGGCTATCGCGTTACTGTCGTAGCCAATCAGGGCAAAGGCGCTGCGACTGCCCGTATCGAGGCCGCGCGCCGCGTGTTCCCTGCTATCTGGTTCAATGAAGACACCACGGTCGGACTGCGCAAGTCGCTCGGTTGGTATCACGAGAAGAAAGACGAGAAGCGCCGCGTCGGCCTTGGGCCTGAGCATGACTGGTCTTCGCACTCGGCTGATGCCTTCGGCCTGATGTGCGTGGCCTATGAAGAGCCAAAAGCCAAGGGGCGTGAGCCCGCATTCGTCCCGAGGAAAATCGTCTAATGGCTGAACTTGACGACATCCAGCTTTGCAACGTTGTCGCAACGCTGGTCAAGGATGCTCAGGACTATCGCGACGAGCGGGCCGAAGAGCGCCTTAAGGCGATGGCCTTCTTCGAAGGTGACGCCAAAGAGCTTGAGAAGCATATCCCGACCGAGCCAAAGCGGTCGAAGCTGGTGTCTCGCGATGTACGCGCTGCCATCAAGAAGGTGCTGCCGTCGATCTATCGCACCATTCTTGGCAATGACGAGATCGTAGAGTTTCAGCCGCTCGGTGAGGGCGATGAAGAGACTGCCAAGCAGGCGACGGACTACCTCAACTATGTGATTTTGCCTGAGTGCGACGGCAGGCAGGCGATTGAAGACGCCATCAACGATGCTGTTCGCCTTCGCAATGGCATCATCAAGTGGTGGCAGGAAGACACGGTAGACGTTCGCTACAGCAACCATAATGGGCTGGACGAATACGCGCTCGCCATGCTGGTGGAAGGCGATGACGTTGAGGTCATCGCGCATTCCGAGCGCATGGAGATGATCGAGACGCCGGAAGGGCCGCTCGAGGTTCCCGCGCATGACGTTCGCATCAAGCGCACGATCCGCACGTCTCGCCCGCGTATTGCTGCCGTTCCGCTGGAAAACTGGTTGATCCATCCAGACGCGATCCGCCTGGACGATAGCCCGATCCTCGGTGAGGTCTGCAACCTTCGCCGCTCCGATCTGGTCCGCATGGGCTATGACCGCGACACGGTTTGGGCGCTGCCCGCTGCTGGTCAGGACAGCGACC